TTTAATGAAACAAAATATGCTCAAGGTCTTTTACCAATAGATTGGTATAAAAAAACTGTTGATGAGCTTGTAAAGCCAAAATATATTATGGATTGGGAATTCTTGCGAGAAAAGATAAAGGAATTTGGCTTGCGTCATTCAACGCTATCTGCTATAATGCCATGCGAAAGTAGTTCAGTAATTCAGAATAGTACCAATGGCATAGAGCCTGTTAGAAATCTACTTTCTTACAAGAAGGCAAAGAATGGTGTACTAAAACAATTAGTGCCAAACTTCTACAATAGAAAAAATTATTATACCACAGCCTGGAATCTAAAAGATAATAAATCTATTATTAATATTACTGCAATTCTACAAAAATTTGTTGATATGAGCATTAGTGTCAATTTATACTATAATTACGCACATTATCCAGATGGTAATATTCCATTAAGCGTAATCATTAAAGATCAAATTTATTCTTACAAGTATGGGCTTAAAAACCTTTACTATGCAAACACACCAGACGGTGATGGCGAAACAGAAAAAGACAACAACTGTGAAAGTGGAGCATGTGCTATATGAAAACTATATTTAATACTAAAAATATTGATCCAATGAGTCAGCCACTTTTTCTAGGCAAAGATCTTGGAGTGCAAAGATACGATATTGTTAAATATCCTATATTCAAAGATCTTGATAGCAAGCAGATGATGAATTTCTGGCGTCCAGAAGAAATAGAATTAAAGAAGGATAGGGGTGATTTTCAAACCCTGACAGCAAATGAGAAGTTTATTTTTACTTCTAATTTAAAATATCAAACAATGCTTGATAGTGTTATTTGCCGTGGAGTGCCAACACTATTAGAATATGTAACAAATACTGAATTAGAAGCATGTCTAATGACTTGGCAGTTTTTCGAAAAAATTCATTCACAAAGTTATAGCTATATTATACAGAATGTCTATGCAGATAGCTCTGAAGTCTTTGGTGGAATATATGAAGATGTTGAAATTATTAAAAGAGCAAACAGAGCTATTGAAGACTATAATAATCTCATGGGCATGAACTCTGATAGTACAAAAACATCAGATCTAAAGAAGCAAATTTACATGACCCTCATTAGTATTAATATACTAGAAGCTGTAAGATTCTACGTTAGTTTTATCTGTTCATTTGCTTTTGCTGAGAATAAGAAGATGGTTGGCAATGCAGATATTATTAAACTTATTAAGCGTGATGAAGCTTTACATTTGAAAAATACACAAGAAATAATTAAAATCCTACAAAGAGAAGAATGTGAAGGCTTTGTTAAGACTGCTGAACAATGCGAAGAACTTGCCATTCAAATGTTTGAAAGTGCCGCAAAAGAAGAGAAGGAATGGGCATCTTACTTATTTAAAGATGGATCAATTATTGGCTTGAATGAAAATGTTCTACATCAATATATTGATTGGTTATGTATGAGTAGAAGAAAGAACATTGGCCTGCCATACGATAATGTTGGTAAGAATCCAGTTGCTGGCTGGACAGAACCATGGATGAATAGTGAAAGTGTTCAAGTTGCACCACAAGAGCATGAAATCACTTCATATAAGATTGGTGCAAGCAAAAATGATTTGAATGATATTGATTTTGGAGATATAAAACTATGAGTAATTATGTTGGAACAGAATATGGACAAACTGTAGAAAATCCATATGCAAGTCTAGTTGATTTAATAAATAAAATTATCACTTGGCACCATGATAGAAATTTAATTGATGGTAGCACAGATAAGGATCAAACATTAAAACTATTGCAAGAGCTTGGAGAGCTTTCAGATAGTGTATGCAAAAATAAAGATATTAGAGATGATCTTGGCGACATGATGGTTGTCATGCTAAATATTATGGAAAGAAATAATATCACACTGGTGGATTGTTTATCAAGAGCCTATGATGATATTAAAGATCGTAAAGGAAAAATGATTAATGGGGTTTTCGTCAAACAACAAGACTTATGAGGTAAATCATGCCAATTCCTAAAAGAAGAAAAGACGAAGATAGAACAGATTTTCTATCTAGATGTATGGGTGATTCTGTTATGAATAAAGACTACCCAGATAATTCACAAAGATATGCTGTATGCATCTCCTCTTTAAAGACATCTAAAGCAGAAGAAATTAAAGATAATTATTATGATCAAACTTTTGGTTCTACAGAACTAATCGTTAATGAAGATACAATGTATATTCCAGCTGAAGCAGAATATGTTGACTTTGGCGAAACAGTTGAAGAATATACAGTTGGTCAAAATAAGCCCGGTCTATGGGAAAACATTCGCAAAAAGAAGGAACGCGAAGGTAAGAATTATAAACCAGCTAAGCCTGGAGATCCAGATAGACCAAATAAAGAGGCTTTTAAGAAAGCACAATCTAATGGCGAAGGCGGATCGATGCAAGCCTCCCAATTAAAGAAGATGTATGAACAACTTGCTATGCTTGTTAAGGTTGTAGAAAATATTCCAATGGAATTTGAGGATTGGGCTAAAGATAAAATTTCTAAAGCAGAACATTACATAGAAGCAGTATATGATTCTATTTTCTATAGAGTTCCAGAAGTTGAAGATGAAACTGAAGAAGAACCAGAAGATGAGATGGAAGATGAAACTGAAGATGAAACTGAAGAAGAATCCATGGAAACTATGATAGAATTACCAGAAAATCCAATGGAATATGCCGCTGAAAAAACTGGCAAAAAAGTAACTCTTAATAAGCCATTTAGAACACCAAAAGGTCCAAAAAAATTCTCTGTATATGTCAAGAATGATAAGGGCAATATTGTTAAAGTTAACTTTGGTGATCCAAATATGGATATCAAGAGAGATGATCCAGAAAGAAGAAAGAGCTTTAGAGCTAGGCATCAGTGTGATACTAATCCCGGTCCTAAATGGAAAGCTAGATATTGGAGTTGCAGGTTTTGGGAGGCTGGTAAGCCAGTAAACAAACTTACATAAATCTCATAATTATAATAAGAGAATACAATGAGAAAAAATAGATCCAATAATCATAAAATTATTAAAAATAAGAAACAAGCACAGCAAGAAAAACGTAATGCTATTAAAATTGTAGAAGCAAAAACAGATAATCACAAGGAGTATATTAAGTCAATAACTACAAATGATATTACAATCTGTATTGGACCTGCGGGATGTGGAAAATCCTACATAGCCGCTGGAATGTTTGCACAGTATTTACATTCTGGTAGATATAACCAGATAATAGCTACTCGACCACTTGTATGTGCTGGAAAAGATATTGGATCTTTACCGGGTGAAATGAATGAGAAAATAGCACCATATTTAAAACCAATAGAAGAAAATATCAGAAGTTTTCTTGGTATATCAAACTACGGTCAATATTTTAATGATGGTCGTATTAGATATGAACCATTGGAATTAATGCGTGGTGCTACATTCTCAAATTCATTAATGATTCTTGATGAAGCACAGAATTGCACTTTAGAACAAATAAAAATGTTTATTACCCGTATGGGTGAAAACTCTAAAATTATTATTAATGGTGATCATAAGCAAGCAGATATTAGGGTAAATGGTTTAACTACTATATTATCTAAATTATCTGGTATTGATGGCATTGGTATTTGTAGATTAACTATTGATGATATTCAAAGAAATGGAATCATTGGAAAAGTTCTTAAAGCTTTGGAGGAATAAATGCCGACTTATGACTATGAATGTAGTAATTGTGGCCACAAGATAGTTGATTTTTATCAATCAATTAATTCAGAAGCAATTACATATTGTAATGAATGTAAACAGAATACATTAGAAAGATTGATTTTTTCTCCATATATTGCTGTTAAGGGAGAAGCAAAAACTATAGGACAGCTAGCAGAACGTAATAGCAATAAATTTGGTAAATCACAAGTTGAAGATAAAATAAATAAGGATAAGGAATCTAAACAGCAGGCTTTGAAAGAAGCTAAAAAAGAGATTCGTTCTAAGATTAATTCAATGTCAGAAACTCAAAAGCGGAGATATATTGAAGATGGAAAAGTTTGATTCTGTAATATTAATTAATCCAAATATTGGAGAATATTATGGAAATAATGTTTTTTTAAGAATTTTAACTAAAGACGAGATTGAATTTCTGCAAGAAGAGATTATAATAGAATATAGAAAAAAGCATAATTCTTATGTAGAATGTATGAAAGATTTGAAAGATAAACTTCAAAAAATTAAATCTATACTGGAGGGCTAGTTATATGTCAGATAAGGTAAATAAGCCAAAGTCAAAGAAGGAAGTAGAACTATCTAAGGCTGAAAAGTTTTATGTAGATAGTAATTGTGGTATATTAAGTTTAGAAGAATTGTGTAGTGATCTTGGTTGTGAGACATCATATATTGAGAAGTATTATAATGAATGCGTTGACAAAAACAGCCGTTCTAATACAATAGATAAGCTAATGATTGTAAATAGCAAGAGTGGATATGCCATTATGAGTAAGGAGGCATCGGAAAAAGGTGAATCAACCAGAAAAAAAAGCTCGCCCCCATTGTCAGAACACATCCATAAAATCAGAAAAGACAGATAATAGGAAGCAGAATAAGCCAAAGGAATGCAGTGAGAAAACCCCATTTAAGTCCAAATATAAAGAAGGATATATTACCCCAGCTAACTTTTTAGCTGAAATGATTTTTGATAAGCGTAATGAGTTTTTCAATAATGGTAAGTGTCCAGAAAGATTTTGGATTACAGGGAATAAATTACATGGAGCATATAAAGGACAAGTAATTGCTGCATCTAAACTATTGAAAAAATATAATGCTGAATCTATTATAAAAGCATTAAAATCAAATGACGCTAAGTTTATATTCAAGTTACAGGATAAAAAACTAGAGCCGATCATTAAGAAGTTTGAAGATAGCCGAGTTGACAAGCAACTCGTTCAGAGCTATAATGAGAATGAAGAAGTATCAAAACCTTTTCGTTCTGGGAAGAAGAACATTTTGAAGGATCTTTAATTTATGTCTAAAGAGAAGAAAAAAGTTGATTTAAGTAATGACAAAGCAATACAGAAAGCATTTGGAAAAGTAGTATCAAAGGGATCTGAATTAGTTTCAGCAAAAAAGAATCTAAAACCAGTAAGTGTTAGTCCAGCTTTAGATCTTGCCTTAAATGGTGGTCTATTGGAGGGAAGCTGGACTATTATATCAGGTGATCCAAAAACTGGCAAAAGCACCACCTGTTTACAAATATGCAAGAACGCACAAGATGAAAACAGGCCAGTAATTTATATAGACGGTGAGAGCCGCTTAAAAGCATATAATCTTGTTGGCATTGAAGGTTTAGATCTAGACAAGATACAAATTATTCACAGTCCAGAAGATGGTGAATCTCTGTCCGCAGAAGACTTTCTTGATATTGCTGAAAGTCTAATGAAGCGTCCAGAAAATAATGGTGCTATCTGCGTTATTGATTCATGCTCATCCCTAGTTCCAAGATCAGAACTTGAAGAGAGTTCATCAGCATCTTTAAGAGCTAGTCTTCCAAAACTATTATCGCATTGGATCAAAAAGAACGCACAAACAGTGGTTAAGAATAAAATCAATGTATTGATAATTACTCACTATATTACTAATACCTCTGGATATGGTAAAGTAAAAATTCCAGATTGTGGAGTAATGGTACAATATCAGGCAGATACTAGACTTGATATTGCTAAAGTAGAGCCATGGGAAGAAAATAATAAGAAGGTTGGACAACTTGTTCATTGGAAAATTAGTTGCTCATCAATGGGTGCGTCTGGTGCTGAATGTATTAGTTATATCAAATACAATAAAGGTATTGATAAGGAAAAAGAGATCATTGAACTTGCAGAATCTTTTGGCATCGTAGAAAAAGCTGGTGCTTGGTACTGCATTCCATTTCTAGAAAATGAGAAAGAGTTTAGTCAAGAAGCACCAAAATTTCAAGGTCAATCAAAGATATATGATTTCTTAGTAGAAAGAAAAGATATTTTTGATTTAATTAAAAAGCGTGTTGAAGAAATGATATCTGATGATTAGAGTAATTGGATTTGATAATAAAGAACATAAATTCAATTTTGCTAAAAATAAGAAACGACGATATCAAGATAATAAATCTTCTCTCCATGAAAAAGCCAGACTGATAATCAAGGAATTGTTTCCAACATTATCAGTATATGAAGAAGTTACTTTGCCAGGATCTAAGAGGCTTGGAAGAACTTCATTATTATATGCTGATTTTTTTATACCAGAGATAATGTTGATAGTCGAAGTTCATGGTAAACAACATTACGAATATTGCTCTTTCTTTCATAAAGACAAAATGGATTTTTTAAAATCTAAAAAGAGAGATATTGACAAAATCGAATGGTGTGGGTTAAATAATATTAAGTTAATAGCTCTACCATATAACGAGGAAAAAGAATGGAAGAATTTGATACAACAAAAACTGAATCAGTAGAAGTATTAGATAAATTTACGGAATGGGTAGAATCATTCTGTAAAGAAAATGGCATTATAGAATATAAAGATCGTGGCGAGTACGAGCCGATAATAAATATGTCTAGTGAAGATATTATGGCTCTATCAAGCGACGAATGCTTTACTTATGCAATTACGCTTATGAACTATGCTGGCATGTTACAGAAAAAATATGATCTAATTAATAGTCAGTATAATTGGTGCATGGAGGCTCTTAACTTTTTATATGCAAAATATTGGGATAGATATGATAAGTTTCTACCAGCAGAAGTTAGAAAGAAGTCAATTATTGTAGAAAATTCTTTTGCACAGAGTGTTGAAAAATGTAGACTCAGACTGTATGCTGGTATGCAGATGTTAGCTGAAACGACCAAAGACATAAAAAAAAGAGTAAACCTACTACAAGATTTAGGCAAGGCGAGGAATTATAAATGACATTACTATCATCCTTAAATAAAATTGTTGATCTGCTTGGAGATGGACTAAATAATAATGATTGGAATTTAATATCAGAAGCATACGAGCTATTTACTGGTGAAGTAATAGAAGTTAAAAGCCAAGATCCTTCTGATATGCTTGCAATGATGATGCAAAGGCTAGAAAAGCTTGAAAATACAAAACAGACAAGCAATAATAAGAAGAAAGATAAGACCAAGCAGGAAGATAAAAAAGAATCTAATTTTTCTGTAGAGTCTAATAGAAAGTCAAGAAAAGTGACTGATAGAAAAGTAGAGAATAAGTTTGATCGTATGCAAGACATTATAGCGGAGGCTGGTAGGGAAGAAGGATTTGATCGTATCAATGATAATGTTAAGCCATCTGATCGTAGTCGAAGACCATATCAACCAAAGATGGTAAAATGTTCTGAGTGCAATTCAGATCATGAAGTGCATCCATTATTTGCTAGAGATAATTATACTTGTGATAGGTGTATTCAGCGACGGGGTGGTTAATGTCTAAGATAGAAACAAGCCTTAAGAATATTGCGTCTGAACGGGCGGTACTGGCTGGCCTATTCCAATATGGTCAGGAAAGCCTGCTTGAAGTAGAATTACTTGTTAATGAAGATAGTTTTACTGTAGACGCAAATAAAGTTCTATACAAGTGCATTCTACATGCATTAAAGGATAAGGAGTCTGCTGGATATACAGATATTTTATCTTCTGCTAAAAGCTTGCAACTAGATGAGTATGTAGAAAAGAATGAAGTTCTAAAGCATATGTCTGGGATCATGAATACTCCCATTCATATTGACAATGTTCTTGAACATGCTAAGAAACTAAAACGATTAGAGTTTGCCAGAAAGATTCAATCTGAATTAAGAACAATATATACAGACTTGAATAAAGTCACTGGTGATGAATCTATCACTGAGATATTGTCATTAACAGAAAGTCCAATACAAAATATCTGTCTTTCTTATATTAAAGAAGATGAGTTATTGCCACAGTCTATTGGCAATGATATCGATGAATATATTAATCATCTACAAGATAATCAAGGTAAATCAATTGGAATTACCACTGGCTTTGCGGCATTCGATAAGGCAATTGGTGGTGGACTAAGAAGGAAGTGCGTCGATCTTATTGCGGCTCGCCCAAAGACAGGCAAAAGTTGCTTGGCAGATAATATGGCACTGTACGTTGCTAGTAAACATAAGATTCCTGTCTTAATGCTAGATACGGAAATGAGTAAACAAGATCATATTAATAGATTATTAGCTAATCTAAGCGAAATAGAGATTAATAAGATTGCTTCTGGAGAGTTTTTCCAGGATGATGAAAA